ATAATCAGGGCAGGAACTGCCCGTAGAGCCTGTTGATACTGCAAGCTAAAGCTTGCTTGAGCAGGAAGATTACACGTCTTTAGCGTGTAATTAGTTCACTCTAGGAGAACCTAATGATCGGACAAGTTATTAAATACAAAAAGAAAACAAAAGACGGATTCGAAATCCGCTGGGGTATCATGGATCCTAAAGATCCATCAAAGATTTTAAGAAGTTATAAGACCAAAGCTGAAGCTGAAAAATCCGCAAAAGTTAATACTGGCGCTGCCAAAATGACTGACAACAGAAATAAATTTACAGGAAACTATTCCAAAATGTGTAAGAAACCTTCTCTAAAAGAATCTATTGATTTACTACAAAGAAATGGTTATACTATCAATGAATGCGGAGACTGCGAATCAGGTGACTGCTTTATCGAACTAGAAGATGAACTAGGCGCACAAGGTTGTGATGCTAATGAAATCGCTATGTTAATGACTCACTATGCTGATGCCATTAATGACTTATTTGATAATGGTATGGGTCCTACAGAAGTTGCTGAACAATTACTTATGTGGCAAGAAGAAGAATACGCTTCTGGAATCTAATCATTATAAATAATGTATAGGAGATAATAATATGGAAGACTTTAAATCATATTTAGCTAAAAGAAAGCAATTACAAGAAGAATTGGACGCTCAAGAAGCAGGTAAGAGAGAAGCTCAAGCTGAACTTACTGCAGAAAAGCCAACTGGCTCTATCCAATCTGTAGTTTCAAGCTATATTAAGGATGATCCAAAAGAAGGCTTAAAGAAATTAGGTGAAGACATTGGTAAAGCTATCGTATACTTTGCTATGAAAGAATATGTAACTTATGATATGTTTGAATCTGATTCTGAACAGCAAGCTTATGAAAAGATTATTCGTGACAAGATCGAAGAATCTTATGCTAAGACTCTTACTGAACTTATGAGAAATATTGGTATTACTCTAGTAAATACTAAAGTATCTAACACAAACTAATAAAATTTAAACATTTAAAACAAAAGGCTATAGGATTTTTCTCCTATAGCTTTTTTATAAATATAGTATGTTACCATTAGAAAAAAATCCAGACTTTAATCGAATAGAAACAATAAAAGTACAATCTGAATATTATGATTTGGATGGTGAATTTAAACGTAAAGAAATTTGGGATTGGCAAGCACTTGATCAATCAATAGAAGCTGTATTAGTTACAGAACCACTAGAACGTTTATTTAATTTAAGTTTTGGTAGTCCATTAATGACTATTATATTTGAAAATTTTAATAATGATACTGATACAATTTTAAATAAAGCATTAGATACCATAGAATATTGGGTACCAGTACATATATACAGAGACAAAACATATATGGAAAAAGATCCAAATAATCATACAGTTACTTTACAAATATGGTATGATTCAAATAATGGAATGATCAAAAATCATTGTTTTACTAGAAGAATCAGAAAATAATTTGGATAAAATTATATAAGACCTTGAACCAAAATTCAAGGTCTTTTTTATATTATGCAAAAATTGTAGTGTCTCTATTTATAAATAGAGTAAAAAAGGTTTATAATTTCCCTTGAATACCGTTGGATATTTAAAAAATCTACCATAGAAGTGATGTCCATGCATACTAAACCTGCATGACTATTTGGATAAAACCAAAAGAAGCGATACTAGGGTCAACAAACTTGTAGTGTAACTTGCATCCCAGGCTAACCTGATCTCCAACCAAAAGCTTAGAAGTAAGTAGTGAAAAAGACTTAACAAATCTTTTATATGCCGTCTTGAGTGTTATTGAATAGAAAACTTTGCTTTGTTATTTTGAAGTGAACAAGTCCCTGTACAGGAAGACCACCAGGGTAAAGTCAATAAGTAAATCTCCTTATATGTCGATAGTTCATCTTATACAATGAAATCGATTAATACTATAAGTCTCCATAGGCTTATAGTCTCCTGTTCCTTTCCAATGAAAACATCTATATAGATAATAAATAATATATGATTATCAAGAACATCATAAAGATGTTCTTGAGATGTTCTTTAAGAACATCAATATAAATTATTAAAAATATAGGTTAATATATGTTTAGTGAATATGTGCATGAAAGATTAAAACAATTAATGGAATCTATTAAGTTTCCTAATAAGAAACAACATAATAGTATTAAAGAAAAAAATAACAATATAGGTTCCATTGTTATAAGAAAATCGAATACCAATAAGGAATTGGCTCTTTTTAATTTATTGGATAATCAGACAGTACCATTGGATGGTTTATATGTACATTTGAATAAAGAAGATTATCCAGATGGAATTAATGATTTAGAATATAATTTTCAATGGATCTTAGATTATTTTAGTGATAAGATAATAATAAAATGGTCAGATACATATAGTAAATTTAATCATTTAAAGATATATCCAAGACATAGTCATGATAATGTTTTTATATTTGATGAAAATTATGATTATGATAGTATTACTATAGAAAAAGCATTAGAATTAAAACAAGAAAGATTGATACTTAATTTAAGTAAAGATGTATATCATAAAAGAAGAGTTTATGATGATAGTATATTATTGTTTAATACAAATGATGGTAGTGATTTATTTAATGAAAGAATGAAAGATGATATAGACAGTAAGAATATGATTACTGAAGATATATTTATACCTAGTTTTGTAATTGAAGATACTTTTGATATAGATAAACTTAAATATGAATTCAATAATAATTGGGAAGTATTTTTAACAATATATTCTTTCAATAATGAATATGATATATGGAATTTAGGAATAAATTATAAAGGATATGTAAAGAATAATACAGATATGGTATTATATAAGTATCTTAAATTGCATCCTGATATATTAGAAAGATGGTTAAAGACATATCCTGGATATAGTGTATTTGAAAGTGATGATGTAAATTGTGAAAATGTATTTAAGAGTACAGTTGATGTAGGTATAATAAACTTTAATATACCAGAAATGTGTATAGAAAATGTAAATGGTATTTATTATAGAATGTTAAAAATACCAAATAAGGTTACTGTATTGGATAATAGTAATAAAGAAGTTTATTATATGTGGGCAGATCATTGGTCTAAATATATTCATAAAGATTTACGTGATAAGTTAGTCTATAAGGATAATACTTCAGATAAAGAATTTACAAGAATTATACCTAAGAGAGATGAAAAACCTTATGGTTTTTACTTATATCAACAGAGTGTAAAGTATTTGATAGAGAATTCTACGGCTGATTATTTGTTTATCTTTAATAGTAAAGCTAAAATGGTAAAAAGTATATTCTTTAATGATACTTGTATTATGAATGAATATGGTGATTATTTAAGAATTTTTAATTTAAAGTTAATGCGTGAAAAAGGTATTAAGTTTACAAATTTTTATGAATTTAGAGAAGAATGTTTAAAACAAAAATGTAAAATAGAACAATTAAAAATTAGTAATAAATTACAATGTTTACCTGAAAATTTTGATAAGTATAATAGTACAGTATTGGCTACATTACATTATCGTAGACATATAATGGTGAAGTGGTTAAGAGATAATTATAGTAAGGAATTTGATAATGATTACAGTAGGGATTATTAGTGAAGGAAATCATCAACAACTATATTATCTTATAAAGAGTATACGTAAGAATTTTGGCAATGATTATAAAATTCATTTATTTGCCAAATCTGAAAATATGCTATACAATATAGTTGATAATTTAGAAAAACATGATAATGTACAAGACCCATATGATTGGATGATAAAAAATCATTCTGAAAATGTGATGATTTTACATGAAAATTGTTTATTACAAAATAATTTAAATTTGAATGAAATGAATAAATATAGGGGTACTTGTATTGGTACTGATATGTATTATTTTGGTGATTCATTTCCAATAGGAACATCTGATAGATGGCGTAAAAAATTATCAGAAGAAAATTATATACCATATACTGTTGAATTTAATACAAATCTAGAAATTGGCAGTGATGATTATAATAAAGAATACATCAATTGGTTATATACTAATGATATTTGTTGGAAATTAGATTATTATGATTTGATAATAGGTATAACTAATTGGGCTGGTAGAATAAATCATGATGCTTTTTATGAATGTTTAGATAGATTATTAAATCAGAAAACACCTTATACTTATAAAATAGTTGTATGTTTATCAGAATTAGAATTAGCTAAACATATTCCTGATAGATTACAAGCTTATGAATCTGATGATTTTGAAATCTTATGGACATGGGAAAATACTAAACCATTAAAGAAATATGATCCAATAAATGCTAAATATCCAGAAGTTCCTATAATGACATTAGATGACGATGATATGTGTGATGAGTATGCAGTTTCTTATATGTATGAAACACATATGAAAGATCCATGGTCAGCTTATGGTACATCTATTGAAGGTGGTCCTGGTTTATGTAAATGGTTAGCTGATTTAAGAATCTTTCCACCACATTGTATGTACCCATTACCATTGGAAGATTATTATCTATTTTTTATGGGTATATTGGATGATAATTTTAATCAGATAAGATGTTTATTTAAGATGACACCATGTAGATTAGCACCTACTCCACATTCATGGAAACGTAATGATGATAGAAAACTTATGTTAACATGGGAATATCAAGAATTCGATTGGGATAAAGCATATACAAGTATAATAGATAAACATTTTGAAGAATTACCAGAAGACTTATTTTATGACTAATAAATAATTAGAAAGAAAGAGTGACCAATAGTCACTCTTTTTCATAAAATTTATTATATTTGAATATAAGAGGTTAAAATAATGTCTGATGTTTTATTAAAGAAAGTGAATGAATCAATGTTTGTAGTAGATTGTAACTCAGACATAAGTTCAGAAATATATAATGATCAAAGATTTTATGCATTAGCAGAAGGTTATCTATTTAATCCTAGATATAAAATGCATTTATGGGATGGTAAAACAAGAGTATATTCTCCTGGTACACATAAAATGCCTATTGGTATGTTAGCTGAAACTGTAAGATTTTGTAAAGAATCTGGTTATAGTGTAGCAATGGAAGGATTTGATGAATTATTTGATAATTCTGTAGATACATGGTTTGATGAACAAATTAAAGAAAATATGGTAAATGCACCATATCCATGTAGAGATTATCAATTAGATGCTATTAAGAAAGCATTGACTGCTAAGAAAGGTATATTATTAAGTTGTACTTCTAGTGGTAAGTCTTTAATGATTTTTAATATAATTAAGTCATTACTATCTAAAAAGAAAACACAAACAATATTAATTGTACCTAACGTTACTCTTGTTGAACAGATGTATACTGATTTTAAATCTTATGGTTGGGATAATATAGATGTTGATGTACAATTATTATATGGTGAAATAACTTCAAAATCAAAATCTAAAAAACCAAATGCATACAAGATTGATTATACAAAACCAGTATTGATTACTACATGGCAGTCAGTAATGAAGAAAGATAGAGAATTCTTCCAACGTTATGAAGCAGTTATTGTTGATGAATGTCATCAAAGTTCGGCAGATGTATTAAAGAAAATCTTAATGCAATGTGATAATGCAGAATATAAGATAGGAACAACTGGTACATTACCTACAGCACCAGCTGATAATTTATTGATAAAGTCTGTATTGGGTGAAGTTATCTTTGAGTTGAGAAGTAAGGATTTGATAGATAGAGGTTTATTGACTAAGATTACTATTGCGAATATATTAGTCAAATATCCTATTGAATTCGTTAAGACTCATAAAAATTTGGCATATCCAGATGAAGTAAGGTATGTTGAAGAATATCCTGATAGAAATAAAGCGCTAGATTTAATCCTGGAGCATACTCCAGCATCGCATAACATATTATTGCTAGTAAACCATAATGAACATTTAAAAGCTATCCAGGACTATCTGAGCGCATCCTGGAGCGATCGTAAAGTAAGCATAATAAATGGCTCTGTAAGTGCCAAGAAAAGAGAAGCAATTAGAACTGGACTTGAAGAAGAAGATGGAACTATATTATTGGCAACATTTGGAACAATGAGTACAGGTGTTAATATTCCAAAGTTACATGAAGTAATTCTTTATTCTAATTCTAAGTCTAAGATTAAAGTATTACAGAGTATTGGTCGTGGATTGAGAAAACATAATAGTAAGTCACATGTTATATTATATGATATAATAGATGATTTGAGTTATACAACACCACGTGGTAATTTGAAGACTAATTATTTGATGGATCATTGGGAAGAACGTAAGAAGTATTATATTGAACAGGAATTCCCACAGATGACTACAAAAATTCAATTATAAAAATTATAAATATAGTATACGGCAATAAAAGAGGAAAAGAGGCAGACCCAATTGTCTGCCTCTTTTTTATTCATCAATTTCTTCTTTACATATATTTTTTATTTTAAGAATCTTTCTATATTTAAGATTAGAATTATAAGCTTCCATTAAATGGTCCATAGTAATTTTGAATTTCTTTTTATCATAGAAGAAACTATCAATTAATGGTGCTTTTCCATGTTCTCTATAATGAATTCTTACAGTATGAGTTTCATTTACAACATAACCAAAGATTTCATCACCATAACCAAACATAATACCGACTTCTTGGCTGTCTTGTTGAAGCTTAAGACCATAAGTTTCTAAATCTTTTATAATCTTATCCATAAACTATTTATAAAAAAAGGACCAATCTTACGATTGATCCTTTTTAAATGTTTTTAATCTAATTAAAGATTACTTACGCTTCTTATCGTCGTCGTACTTAGCTCTCTTCAGCGTCAGTAGCTTCATCTTCAGCGTCAGTAGCTTCATCTTCAGTAAGAGTCTTAAGAGTCTTACGGAAGTCAGCAACATCTACGCCAGTTGGAGCATTGTCAGCAACATCTTCAGTGTAATATGTTTCTGGGGTCTCACCAAATGGATAACCAAATGCGGAACCACTTGCATATTCAGCTGTAAATAATTCCTTACCATCAGTTTCGCCTGATAGAGATGCCCACTGAGCATCAGTGATATTATCTGGCTTAGTGGTCCACTCTTCTTGTGGAACAACAACGATACGCTTATTTAAACCTTCAGGGTCCTTAACGTCTTGCTGTAACTTAGTATAGATACCATCACGGTATGTAGAAACTACTTTACCAGCCTTATTTACAGCAGATGGAACAATGTAAGTTTCATCCTGCTTGTAATCGTTACCTAGACCAAACTGATCAGGATTTTGTAATGATTTATAATCTAATGCCATAATCTATTTCCTCCTTAAATTACCAAACTAGATCTTCTTCCATCTGGTTAGCAAATAGACCATTGAACTTCAATAGACGATAGTAGTTTTCAGCGCCTAACATGTTAGATGCGAAACCGTAACGAGACATAATGCCAACTCTTGGAGAGAAGTCATCTGGGTCGATAGCCTGGTTAACAACACCGGTTACATATGGGCAGAATACTACACCAGCATCAGATAGAGAACTACCCTTATAAGCTAGCAATACTTCGCCGTTATCTGTTGTTCCGTCTTCAGATACTGCATACTGGTCACAGTAAACCTTGATGGAATTATTTAGAGTACCGATTTCTGGAGTAACTGCAGAACCGTTTACGTCATGCTGGATCTTGTTGAAGAATGGAGCAGCGGACTGTAGGATTGTTGCCATATCTGGAGATACAACAGCGATGTTTGCAGCACCTCTACGAGTAGCGGTACGAATATCGTTAGCACCCTTCATGATCTGAGTAACGATGTTAGAATATCTTTCCTGAGACCAACGACCGATGATACCGTCATACTTATTAGGATTTGCATCAGCCCTGGTATAGATCTTAGGTGTGCATAGAGACTTACAACGACCGATAGTTTCACGGTCCATTTCTGCAGTCATTTCAGCCTGAAGAACGTTAATCATTTCAGACATCATTTCGATACCCTGCATAGCCTTGATGTCAGCAGCAGATTCTAGAGAGAAAGAAGCAGCTAACTTACGAGTCTTTGCAACGATAGACTGACGAGAAAGCATTAAACCTAATTCTGGCATCTTTCTGTCGCCCTGGCCTTGGATCTTCCAACCTTCGCCAGACTGAGTATCAACACCGGTACCTGCATCCCATGCACCTTCAGTGTTCTGTGTAGAACCAGAGAAGCCAGAGAAACGAGGAACTGCCTTCCATGCAGCTTCAACCAACTGAGTTGGGTCGTTTGTCTTATAGATGTAACGTAGTGCGAATGCTAAACCTACTGGACCGTTTAGAGGCTGAACGCCAACTAATACGTTTGCGAATAACTGTGGGAATACTCTACGTACTAATGCCATAGAGATTGGTGCGAATACACCCTTTGCGTCACCACCGTGTGGAATACCCTGGTCTAGACCTAGTGGAGCGCCAACACCCTGAGAGAAGTCTTCGGTTAGAAGATTGTCTGCAAGGCTACCCTTATTCTGGTTTTCTAGCAAACGTGCAGTGTTCATACGAACGTTTGCGTCTTTAATTGAAGAAACAGATAAGGAACCTGGTGCCTTATTCCATTTATCCAATACACTTGCTTGTGCTTGACTAATTTTCATTTGTTTTTCTCCTATAAATAAATTTTTAATTATTTACTTATCTTATTTATAATTTATTCAAATTAGTTTTTGCAAACTAATCTTCATCACAGAAGCGTGAAGTTCTCTCAAGCTGTTCTTCAGACCAAGATTTGACTCTTTGCTTCTTTAATCCTTCATTTACAAAGTTAGTTGAGTCTTCTCTAGAGAAAGACTTACGAGGTGCACGCTGAGCTTTTTCGAATAATCTTTGTCTGTCAGCTTGCAATGCTCTGTACTGGTCAGCCTGTTCATCTAGCATTTCTACATAGTTATCGATGTCGCTTTTTGTTTCAGAAAAAGTCTTGCTTTCAAAGAATTTCTGGACTTTTGCCTTTTGACGTAGAGTCATACCTTCAGTCTTTTCAGCGATAAGAGCTTTCTTAGAATTTACTTCAGCTACTTCAGCTAGACGTAGGTTTTCAGACAATTGTTTCTTTAAGGTTTTCTGAAGTTCTGCATTTTCAGACTTCAATTCGCGAACCTTCTTTGCACCAGTTTTATCTAATGGAATGTATTGTTCTTCAAATAGAGATTGAACACCCTTAATAATAGGTTCATACATTTCACTTAAAGCGGTTTTCTGAATCAATTTTGGACCAATCTTATCCTTAATAGTATATTCTAGATACTTGTCTAAGCCAGTAATAACTTTTTCTTCAATCATCTGAAGTTCTTCGCCATACTTTTCTTGGCACATCTTGTCAAGAGTTTCAAAGACATACTGTTCAGATGCTTCTTCCAAAGACTTGGAATATTCAGCAACTTTCTTATTTGCTTCTTCTTGTAGCTGCTTTTTCATTTCAGCACACCAATTATTGGCTTGTTCTTCGATTTCAGCAAAGTGTTTTTCAGTAGCTTCTTTGATCTTCTTTTGACAAAATTCTTCTGCCTTCTTAGCGTATTCCTTAGCGATTGCATCAGTTTTTACTTGTACTTTGGCGTCTACAGAAGCTTCGAAAATCTGTTTGATTTCATTCATTTGTTCTGCGGAGATACCCAAAGTTGCTAGTTGTTCAAGAATTTTATCCATGTTTGATTCCTCCGAATATTAGAAAATAATTCACATATTTTATTTTCATATCTTATTTATAAGGTCAAAAACTGAATTTTTTGCAAAGAAAAACCCATAGCCTAAGCTATGGGAAAAACTCGCAATCAAGGCTGAGTTATTATTGAATCTTTGAACCAGTTGGAACTACTTCAAACATAGAATAAGATAGAGTTACAGAACGCTGGATCTTACCATCGTCTTCCATACCTAAATCTACAGATGAGAAAGTCTTTGGCCAACATCTATATAGTTTCCATTCAACCGGTAATTTTTCCTTAAGAGTAGATGTATATAGTACAATTCTGATAGTAGCGCAATATCTACTAGCATAATTACTCATTGCACCACCAGTTATTAAACCATTATCTACATCTTGGTCATCACGGAAACCTTGCTTATAAATTAAATTTTGCCATCTATGGAAAGTACTTGATACCCAACCATCCTGGAATTCATCAAAGTTAATAGTTACATCACCAGAAACGTTAGCTTTACCAGGATAAATTAGTTTAGAACCCATATATTCTGTAGTCATATCAGTAAATTCTTTTTGTGGAATAGTTACTGACTTTGCACGGAACATAAAAGCATCTTGTGGTACTATCTGTTGCATAGTGTCTGTTTCGAATTCGATAATTACCTGGAACAGATATTTCTTTGCCAAGTCAGGCAAGTTAACAATATCTGTGGTAAATACGTTCATATTTCCATTTGCATCACTTTGTGCCATAATTTATCTCCTATTTCATTATAATGCTTGCTGGAACTACTTGGCCTATTTGGTCATTGCCATCACGAACGTCACCAATTTTTGTATCAGGGGCAATTTGTAGTGGTGCATCTAAAGTATGTGAATGTCCATCGCCAGCAGGCCAAACTTTACCATCTACAATTTGATGAATATGACCACCAACCATAGCACCATGTGCATTAGGATCAGCTATAGCATCACTGGTATATCCATATCCAAATTCATTCCAGATTAAATAATCGTGTCTATGAGGACCCATAAAGTTAGAACCCGAAAATACATCAGTATATCCTAACTGAGATGTGTTCTCATTTAGTTGTGATGAACTGGCTTTCATCACTTCTTCTTTCATATATTCTGCTAGATTCTTCATAGAGTCTCCATTACATAAAATCGTTTGATTCTAAGAAACTTTCTAAAGTCTGTTTATTTGTTGCAGAAAGATAATCAATAATAGCTAATGCAAATTCAGTAGCATCTATATCTCCCATTTCAATAGCATTTGCTACTGTGGAAGCCATATCTAATGAATCACCATCATCTAAATCATCAATACCTTCCATAAGTACTTCATAACCAGCTTCGCGGCAGATTTTCTTAGCTTCTTCTATTTGTTCAAATTTTTCTCTAAAATCCATAATAATCTCCTATTATCTTATTTATAATAGAATCCTGTCAATATTAGAATCCTAAGTCACCACCTTCATCTGCACCTTGTTCACCACCTTCTTCCTTAGCGGCTTCTGCTGCATTCTTCATTTCTTCAATTTCTCTTTCAAGCATTGCATCATTTAATAACATTTCTTCAGTAGAAAGACCTAATATCTTTGTCATAAAGAATTGTTTAGAAAATAGAGGATGTAATTCTTCTGCATCTGGTTTAATGTTAGCACCTGTAGGTAAGAACTGTGATAATGTACCAATTACACCACCACGTTTTTCAGCCATAGCTAAATCACGCATTCTATCGAAATCTGTAGCTGGATTTAAATCTATATTATAAAGCGCTTTATCTAAGAATTTAGAAGGATATTTACGAGCTTTAAGATGTGCAATGAATACCTGTGTAATAATATCAGCAAATCTTCTACGTAATCTTCTGTTCATTCTTTGGAATGTTGCTTCTTCAGAAGAAGCACCTTCTATACCTTGAGCATATTGTTTTCCAGATACTTCATCAGATTTCCATCTGTCTTGTGGAATCATTAGACCATCCATGACTTGTTTTTGGAACATATAAAGGTCTTCGATTTGACCGTTGAAAGTAGCAGCGCCTTGGAATGTTTCAATAGTAGTACCATTTCCAGAGTCATCTTTAGGAACGAAGATGTCTTCAGTCATTGCTTGGACGTTTTTGGAAGAAAGAATCATACCTGTAGAAGGGTCTAGATTTAGGTTCTTTCTATATTTAGCTTTAATTTCTTGTACGAAAGCGGCAGCTTTATCAGGTGGCATACGACCACAATAAACATTGAATAGACGTTTTTCAGTAGCACGAGTAATTCTATAAACTGCCAAAGCATCTTCTATATTTCTTAATTGGTTTAAAGGACGGATAGCTGGTTCTAGGTGGCCTCTAATGTCGTTTCTATTAGCCCAAGTTCTACCATAATTGGAATAAGCGATTTGTTCAGGCAAGAATCTTTTTATATCTGGTTCAGCATCACCATCTTGTTTGATATAATTGATGTCTTCAACGAAGCCTCTGATAAGTTCAGAGTCTTTATCATATACGGTAAGCATACAATAAGGTGGAAGAGTATTGATACCTACAACTTTATCGCCTTTATCACTTAGGCATATTTCCCAGAATAATTCACCGTCAGTAAGCCATTTTTTATAATGATCCCAAATATTATCTTTACCAATGACACAATCGATAACATATTTGAATTCAGTATTAAGAGAATTGAATTCTATATCTGTAAATCTGTCTTTAAAGGATTCATTTAATTCAAATTTAGCAATATTACCTGTAGCATCGAAGCATACAGCTTCGTCAGTCATGATAGTTAGTGCTTTTTGTACAAGAGGGTACATGGCCATATTTCTGTACCACATAATTTTTTGATACTTATTAACGAAAATAGTATCAAATAAAATATTGGATTGTTCGAATGGTTGACCTGGGTCTTGTACGCCATTTGTATATCCATTGACTAGAGCACCCCAGTCTATTTGGTCTTCGCCATAACCGTAGCTATTTCTGGAAGCTTCAGTTTTTCTGACTAATGAATGTTCAGGTTCTTGTTGTAAGAACTGATTAGAAAATGGATTTAAAAAATTTATATTCATAGTTACCTCTATTTAAAATAAGTTATAATTTTGCTTCAGTGTCATATACATATTTATAAATAGAAAAGAAGGATTTTATATGAATTATACAAACATTACATACGAAAAATTATTAAATGATTTCAAAGCTAGATTGGAATCTGATGAACGTTTTAAAAATTTAACTTCAGCAACAATATATCAGATGTTTATGGAAATGATGTGTGCCTGTATGGACATGACAAATTTTTATATGCAAAGAACAGCTGAAGAAGGTTTTATAGATACTGCTAAATTAGATAGTAGTGTTATTAAACATGGTCATAATCTTGGTTATAATCCAAGACGTAGATGTCCTGCAAAATGTGATTTACAGATAGTATTAAAAGGACCATTGCCTGTTAATTTGACGGCAGGTGATGAAATACATTTTAATCAAGATGTAGTAGATTTAGTATATAGTGGAAGACATTATATATTAGACGCTGGATATTCATATAAGTTTAGTAAAGAAGATTTAGCTGGTCGTGGTTCAACATCATGGCGTAAAGTATTGAATTTTGCAGTTCCTTCTGAAAATGTACAATATCTTCCATTACAAGGAAGACAAATGTATAATTCGTCAAATTTAACAAAAATTTCTTGTTTCCAAGCTGAAAGAAAAACTGTAGAAATTTTAGGTAATGCTAATTTAAATAAATTAGGAAAGAATGGACAGTTTTATGATATAAATGATACTACTTTTTCTAACTGGTATGGTAGAAGAGATCCTTTTGCATATTATAAAGATAATTATCAAGCAAAATTAGGATGGACTAAAGTAGGTATTGGTAAAACTGAAGAAGAAGCATTAGCTGATGAAAATATATTTGATATTGAAAATAATTCAATATATTTAAGTGAAAAGGTTCAGCAATTAGAAACTATCCCAGTAGAACCATTAAAAATATGTTTAATGGAAACTAATCCAGATAAAACTGTTAGATTACGTTTTGGTAATAATGCTGCTTTAACACATAATGGTTTAGTTAAAGCAAATGAAAATATCTATGTTAGATATTTATCTACTACAGGTAAAGAAGCAAATCAGACAGGTACTACTGGTTGTGAAATGCAATTAAATTGTAATTTATATTTGCAACATGCTGGTGAAATTATAGATGTAACTAATAATGTAAAATTCATAATAAATTCTGATATACATTCTGGTGAAGAGTTTGAAACAAAAGAAAATATAAAGATAAATGCTCCAGCATATTTTGCTTCTAGAAATAAACTTATAACAAAGCAAGATTTCGTAAGTTATTTTAGAGGATTGTCTTCACCATTCCAGGTTCAAACAGCATTAGTATTTGGTCAGCAAGAAGTAGAAGATGAAACAAATAGAATTTACAAATATATTCAAAATTATGTATTCTATAGTATCATTGGACATATGTATACAAAACAAGCTGGTAATTATTGTCCAAGAAATGTATTAACTGGTAAGGATAATATAGATGAACCATTCTCAATTTATGCAGATACATATCTTGATCATATAGCTGATTATGTTAAAATGGTTAAATCATTTGAAGGATTTTATAATCAACAATATGATGATGAACCACAGGAACAATGGTTAAAGAATCTACGTATTATAAGAGAAAACTGTCAAAACAAGATGGAAATAAATAGTAGAATTTTATCATTGCCACCTGTAGTACAGTATTATGATTTAGTTGGTAAAGTTAAAGTAAAACCATTGACAAAACTTCAAGATTATAAAACTAAAGTAGAAAATAAGATTTATGAATATCTAGATAATAGAAATGGTAGTACACAAAAGATTTATAAATCTGATTTAATTAAATTCTTTACTGATATGGATGATACATTAGCAGCTAATGTTGATATAAAAGTTTCAGACATAGTTAAATCAAGTGCTATAAAATATAGTTGGGGTAATCCTAATATTACCGGTGTTACAACAAGCTATGGTAGATTTAGTATGGGTCAAAATCCAAATCTTGAATCAGCAAAAAATTATGGTCCAAGTATAACAATTCAGAATCAAAATATTGGTACTAAAAATTGGATTAATAGTATCAATGTTACTTTACGTGATTTATATAATTCTGAAGTAGATCCTAGAAATTTTGATAATAAACGAATGACTATAAAAATGATTAATCGTTATTATACTGATAAGTCATTAAAAACATTAACATCAAAAACAGAAACTTATATAATTAAAGTAAACGGCATAACTATCGATGAAGATTATTTTACAATATGTCCACAAGACATTATAAAGTTTAATGATTTATATGAAGGTACTACAGAAATATTCATTGATGTCCCATCAGAAAATGATTTCTATTCTACATCATCATTCAGTACCAACAAAACATATGAATATAAACTTTCTAAAAGTGAAATTACAAATGTTATGACGTTATTAAATAAGTGGATTAATAATGGTACTATAATAGAAGAAGCTGATAGAGCTATTCCATTACCATACTCTGTTTATGGAAATGAAACTATAACTCATGCCGAAACATATTTTAGAATGGGTTATCAACAAAATCAATATGAAAATACAATTTCAGAAAAAGCATTCTGGATGTATTTCATTCCACAAATTATTGAGAAATATTATAAAAAACATATTACATCTAAAACTTCAATGGAATCAGAATGGTGGAAAGCTTTAAGCTGTTTAATTTTAGATTTGTATGCTTTAGTTAAACCTGCATTCTGTGATAATATATTAGACGATAACAATAATATTGTTAACTTCTCTATGCCAAATGAAGTAGCAGTTATAAGAATCAATGTTTCATATGGATATGAAATGGTAGGTTAATATGAAATATGAAGTAGAAGAAAATTTTACATTAAGTGCGTATTATGCTAAAATTATATGTGATGAAGACATATATTCTAAGTTAAATAATAATACATGCATGATTATTACTGATTCTTTAGATGGTACTACCATTACATATAATTATACTGATTTAATTGAAAACTGTGGCCTTACAAAAATAGACAATCCAGATTATTCTTGTTGGCTTGAAGAATCATTTATTGAAAATTCAAAAAATAATTTTATGTTTTTCAATGTTAATAATAATACCATTGAAACAAAATTATTAACAAAATGTTATTCTACTTTAGGTTCAGGTGAACATATTGGTTTTAATCCTAGTCAAATAGACATTTATATAAATGGATTATCAGATGATCCAATTACTATAAAATCTAGATATTCACCATATATTGAGAGAGTACTACCATACAATCTAAATGAAGAAACTGAAGAAATATTATATAACGAAAATTATAATATTCGTAGAGATTTTGATTATAATAATGATCAATTAATAAAAGAACCAGAAAAAATACCATACAGTAATATAAAATATAATACTGTAGGTGACATATATCTTAATAATAGACCTGTTAATGATAGAGGAGAATCATTAACTAAATCTCCTTTATATGTATCTGATGTTAGCGCTGTTACAGCTACATGGATTACTGAAGGCGGTACTGAAGTTTTTGAAGTATCTAGTTATATTCATGATGATGAAACTTCTGAAATAAAAAATATACCTTACGAATTAATTGATTCTGATAGAATAGAAGTTAATCCATTTGGTTCTTATATTTCACCAATGTATTATGGTAAATTTAGACAGTATTTAAATCAACCAGAAGGTGGCTTTGCTCGTAATGAAGTTATATTTGAATTAAAAATACAAAATTCAGAAATTGAACCTCCACCTCCACCTCCACCTACAGCAAATTTAGTCATAAGACCAAATACTACAGATTTGAATATACAATGTAGTATGAATTATGATAGAACTAAATGGGGAAAAGATACTTGGGATGATTATGGAAAAAATCCTAATTTGTCTGAACAATTATGTTACTATTATGATAAAAATAATGAGTCTGAAACTGTAACAAAAGATTTAAAACAATTAATTGAAAATAATACTATATTACCTATATATCCATCAAGAATAACTAATCATGACCATATTTTGACAAGAACATGGAGTACAGAAACTAATTATGATGAAGATCATGGTTTTATTAGAGTTACTGTATGGAATCCATATAAACAAGGTTTAATTGATTTTGAAGATGAAAATGGTGATACATACAAAGTATTTTATCAATATGAAAATAATTCAACACATATGGTTGAATACTTAGAGTCTGTAGATGAAGTAGAAGGTTATACTCGTTTAATTGATGTATGGTGTTGGGAACATCCTAGAGAAGAAGCTGATATTGCTAAATTTAAATCAAATTTACAATTGATTACTTCTAATAATTCTGGTGAAATAATAGATAGTTCTTTTGATACTGAAAATTACGTAAGTAATGGTTATATCAATTTTAATATATCAAAAATATCAATTTCATTAGATGATGAATATACAGATTGTAGTATAAAATTTAGTTTAGGATATAATGCTGGTTGGGATAATATGAATGGTTCTAATAGTGATAACCACAAATGGACATTAAATAATAAACCATTTATTCCACCTGAATATGATAATTTGTTTTCTAAATATGTATTATTTACTAATGGATTTATATCATTAGATAAAGCTTATATTGGTATTAAAGATATTATATGTACAGGATTACGTGCATGGAATAATAGTGAAATTGCTGCTGAAGTTTATATTACAGGCAATGGTGATTATTACATGGAAGATAATAAAAATGTGGCAATGATGAAATTAAATAATAATGATGGAGGTCAATGGTCTCCAACAATTCCTAAAAAACAATATTATAATGATTCATTACCAGAAGAAAATTTTGAAGATTGTACAAATATAACTTATACAACTGGTGGTAAACTTGTAATAAATGACACTTGTCCAACAATTTTACATTTTAATTCTGCATCTGAAAATGGTCCAAATTATAGAGTTGAACAGTCAAACGGTTCTGCTATAGGTGGTTATACATATTCTGCATTAACAGATTTACCTGTATTACCTAAAGAAAGTATTGAATATAAAGGTAGTGGCAGTATTGATATAAATAGAGATGGATATATCGATCCAACAACTAATAGACCACGAATGGATTTTGATGCTAAAGGTAATATATTAGACTTAGGAAGTATTACTGGTGGTAACAATTGTACTATTACATTCGAACCTGGAGAATATCACTTTAATGGTGATTTTGTATTTGATACAAATGTTAACATAATTATTAATGATTGTACTAAATCTAAAGGTATGAAATATGTAAGAATATATGCAAAGAATTTTAGCTTTAGTAACGGCTTTAATTTAACAAACAATAGTGGTATTGAAGATACTATGTCATTATGGTTATATGCTGAAAATAATTTTACCGCAGCTGCAACTACTAGTTCAGAAGATAACGTAGGTGTTATTATTGCACAAAATACAATTGATGTAAAACAGAATTTCTTCTGGACAGGTGCTATGTGGGCTAATCTATTAAAAATTGGTGAAAATTCTAGAATATTATCTTATTAGTGAGGTTTAATTATGGCTGGTATAACTCAAAGTATTAACAATTATAATAAAAACAAATGGATTGTAAGATTTTCCAATATGGTCGATTTTACAGGCCTAGAACTAGATTCACATATTCTTGATAATTACATAAAAACAGTTAACATTCCAGATTTAACTGTTACTATGTTAACATCAGAATGGGGTCATGAAAGACAATTACATCCAAATCCACGTGGTGCTAGAGATTTACAAACAATAAATTTCGAATTTAAAATGGATGAAGAAGGTAAGAATTATTATTACTTCTGGATGTGGCTAATGAATATGAGAGCTGGTAATCCAATCGGTAAAGAAACTCTTAAAGGCGAAAAATTATTACGATTAGACCAAATAGACTGTATCGAAGTTTGTCTATTAAATAATGACAAAGTAATGGTTTCTAAAATGAAATTCTTTGATTGTATTCCTACTAACTTAGGTTCATTAAGTCTAGAAACTGGTGTAAAAAATGAAGCAACTTTTGCAGTTACTTTTGATTATGAAAACATGTCGCTGCAACCAGTTACTCATGAAGAATAAAAAAAAAGGAGAGCCGAAGCTCTCCTTTTTCATTTCATCTTATGTTGTTTAAATACCAATAATCTTAGCCAACTTATCTACCTTATTATCTAGTACATCCATTGGCTCATTATTTTTATTCTGATAAATTGCAGATGCTTTAGTCAACCACTTTTCAGCCAAATCCGTATTGATGTTTTCATAAGCGGTTCCTTTCAAGGAAGTAATTACAAACTTATGTTGCAATAGAGATTTTAGTCTTCGCCAAAATTTTTGTCTATCTTCAATTCGTTTAAGTTGTGCAACAGCAGCTTTATCAGACTTACAAGTTTCACCCCGCATAATGTCTTTAAAATCTGGTTCATAATAATTATATAATTCAATCATGTTTATGAAAAGATACTTCTTTAAACATTCATTAAAATAATCTTTAACGTCATCATTAATAAAAGATATTTTTTTAAGAAATTTTTTATGTTCGTCATAACGTTCAGCTAAAACATAAGCAACACTATTGGCAACAAGTTCAGAATGAACTTCACCAAATCTGTCAAATTTTTCTAGTTTTGCAAGTTCTTCAGAAAGTTCATCTTCAGGAAGGTCTTTAACATTTTCCTTAAAATGATTACGGAAAATAGGTTCATGATATGAATAATCGTAACATACGTCAAACCAATAACTCATTACTTTTTCTCCTTTGCTTCTTTAATTACAGCCTTTATTGTATTCAAACGTTTATTAATATCTTGTAACATTGCCAAATAGAATTCTTCTTTTACTTTAGCAAGATAAGCAGAAGAAACAATAGAACAAAGATAACCATATCCGATGATAACTGCTACCCAATGTCGCCAAGAATTAAAATCAGTAACATTAACGATATGAAGCATACCGCAAATAAAAATTATTCGAATAAAAATATTACCTAATACTGATAATGGATTCATTTTCATTTAAATACTCCACAGTTTAATTTGTTTAGCGACTTTTAGTTTTAGTTCTTCAAGTTTATTAATTTGATTTTTGTATCGATCAATAATTTCATCGAATTCAGTTTCATCTAAAGTATAACTTAATGGACTATATCCTGGCTTTTTAATAAAGATTACTTGAAATCCTTTAGGTGCAAACATACTACCGTCATCGGTATCAATTATTTGTAATTCATATTGATAATAAACGAATATTCTTTCAATACAAATTTGATCCTTTTTTTGATATGCGTAATCTAGAACAGCACCTAAAAAGGTAGTTTTGCTTTGATCAGCATAAATTACAAAACCATCAAAGTTTCCATCAAAATCTGGTACACCAGTTTTAGTGTTTAAAATTTCAGATACATTTGGCAGTTTTAGTAAAATATCATATAGATAATACCGTTCATTCCAAATGAACATTCCATACTCTTTACAAGAATCTACACCGAAGCCTTTAGCGGCCAATAATTTTCTACGATTACGAAGATCCAACATTATTTAACCTTTAATAAACATTATTCGTCACGTGCAACAATAGTAGAGCACAGACGATCGATGTTGTCATTCATTGTGTTAATAAATTCACGAGCAGCTGCTTCAGTTTCAAAACGCATAGCATATTCTTCATTGAAGCAAGTTGAATAGTTACGTTTGACGTTGCCAACAGCAACTTCATATTTCTTGTCGGCAGCAACCCACCAGTCAGAGCGACCCTTCGGATGAATCAAATAAGCTATTATATTTAACCTCTTTTTTAACAAGTAAAATATAGCATATTATTGGATCTTTGGTAACCCTGGAATATGTAAAAAGAAGTTTACATAAATATATAAGTATACTTAACAATGCCTATATAGACGTCTAGGAATGCTCAGAAAGCGCTCTCTGGGCTATTTTAATATATTAGGCGATAAATTATATGGTAATAATAAAAAATGCTCCAGGAACTATTCTGGAGCATTTAAAGTTATGTAAATATATGTTTACGATTAACCGAAGAATTCAGTCATCCCAGAATTCTTATCGCCATTTATCCATTTTAAAGTTGGCCAACCGTTATAACCTTTTTCCCATTCAAACCAAGCATAGGCAACAGCAGAACCTTTATCAAATTCTTTTTCGTCACCATTTTTGGCACATGCAGTTCTATTGGTAAATATATAAACATTTTTCAATTGTTTAGTATCAAATAGTTTTCTTCTCTTTTTACCTTCAAGGAAAGTAAGTTTAAGAAACATAACTACTTTATTTCCATTAGAAATCATATCTAATGATTTATTTACAAATTCATAAGCAAGATTATAAGGAGGATTAGTAACTATATCACCATCGAATTTTTCATTTTGATTTAGAAAATCTTGTTGTTTATCTAATGGATAAGATCTTTGGATTAGATCCCATGTAGTAACATTATAACCTTTGTTTTTGAATACATTGGCGATATGGCCTAGGCCTGCACAAGGTTCAAGTATATTTTTATTAAATTGAATATTACATTCAGAGAAAAGAAGTTCTACGTCTTTAGGATTAGTTGCGTAGAAATCATTTTCTTATCTTTCTTCTGAGCAATGATTAGATGCTCCAAGTGTTTTAAGTACATCAGCTGACATTAAGTATTCCTATTTAATTTTTATTTTATCATCAACTCTTTCTAATCTAATAAAGCAGTTCATTTTAACATTCTTTTTTCTGTAATCAAAACATTCATCTATTTTATAGATACCTTTTACTTTATAAGAGCCAACATAAACAACAAATCCATTTTTATCAATGAAGATATGTTGAATTTCATTTTTATTACCAACTTCGGCAGTATAATCTACTTCATTTGTATACATATCTATAGTTTTAAAATCTGGACTATATTTATTATACCAAACTCTAGAAAGATTTTTTACTTCATTAGCATCACCTTTCAAATTCCAACCATCTTTACGACGAATATAAAATTTCTGATTAGGATATAACTTAGAAAGTTCTTTTTCAGGATTAGTCGACTGAATAGAACATTTTGTACATGTTAAACCAAATTTTTCATAAATTTGTTCAACTTTAGATTTTTGCCCAGGTTTTGCTTTGCCCCATTTGGTAGTATGAAGTAAAGTATTAAACAAATCAGATTTAGTAACAAATTCAAACATATCTTTAAATTTAATACTGTCACCAACTTTATATTTTACATAACCTGGTTCATCATCCCATTTTAATACAGGATTTTCTTTTACACGAGCTTTAACTAATTCACAAAATTCATTAATGTCGTGCTTTTTCTTTTCATATCCGTGCGTAACATCTACTCTGCGAATTTCAAAATTAGTTCTACCACATGAAGCCATTGCTTCAAAAATATCTATTTCTCTTTTTGCATCAGCTTCTTTTTGATTATTATGATGGCCTTCATCTACTTCTAATCCAACATTAAGAGCATCAAATGTAAAATCAATCAATGCACGCTTACCACCATCTCGCAATACATACGATTGGAATGACGGTTTAAGATTCCAGAATTTATTTCCAAGAACTTCAATCAATTTAAGCTTAATAGTATTGATAACTTCAACTTCAAAAATCTTATGATCATGCTTATTTAATTCTTTAGCCCAATATAAATCTTTTTCATCAATAGTCATTATTCATCTATTCCTATGTTTAAAATTTTTCTTCGTTTAATTTCAACAACAGCTTTATCAATTTTTTGTTTAAGATCACTTAATCTTCTTTTAAATTCGTCATTGTTATCAACTGTAGTTACTCTACAAAAATAAATGCCATATAAAGCAATATCCGAATCACCGGGCACATACCTATACGGTTCAAGTTCTGTTGCGATATTTACTTCTTTGTTATTATAAAAATATGTACATAACACAGTACGATGTGGTATATCTTTAAATTGATTTAATTCAATAGAAATATGTTCATAATGACTATGTCGAATAAAATATTCATATTTATCTACATCACAATCAATTCCAGATTCTTTTAATGACGTTATAAAAATCATCTACATTCATAATTTACCATCTATACTTATCTGCTGAATAAATACCATATTCTATGCATCCTGAATAAATTGTTCAACAACAGCCCATCGTTCTACATTTTTATATCGATCAGAAGAAGCATATTTTTCTTTTGCTTCAAATGCTTTTTCTTTAGAAAAATATGTACCCATGAATTGTTTACCAATATGCTTAAAATGGCCGACTACAATGTATACTCGATTATTCATAAAGTTTTAATCTCTCACAAAAAGTTTCTATTATTTTTAATCCTCAGAATCGAGTTTCTTTAATTCCTGTTCATATTCACGTCCGACCTTATAACCACGTTCAAAGCCGACACGATATGCTGCACGAATATAAGAATGAATATCAGCAATGGTAACTTCTTTACCTTCAGCTTTCGGCGTATTGAAACAAATTTCAGCAAAGTCACTCAATGCTTGAAAATGTGCAGTTCCAGGATTAGAATCCTTTTCATGCTTGTCAAACAGTTCAACCAAAGTAAGTTCTTCTTTAGACATATTTAACCTTCTTAATATAAAATTTTATTTCTTTGAAGCCATATAGTTAACAACATACTCCATGAATACTGTGCGATCTGTCACATCACCAATATCTAGTTCTTTGCTGTTAATTTCCCATGCACCAAATAGTCGTTCAGCTGCATCATCAAGTCCATTTACGACAACATAATCATTATCGACATAACCTTTGTCGACATATATTCTAGTAATCTTATCTAAGTCAAGTGCTTGTGGATAACCGTTATAACGACCAGTAATAATCATATTCAACCTCTTTGATTTTTACAAGTAGAATATAAGTATTATTTTGGAATCTGTCAACCCTTTTTATTGTAAAATAAAGTTTACAATATATTACAATTGTAAATAAAAGTTTACAATATAAATAGAAAATGGAATTAAAATACGTTTGTACAGTTTGTGGTGATAAACTACCTAGTCCTAGACGATTAGGTTGGCATCTTCGTTTTGAACATGATTTATCAAAAATCGAATATTATGATAAGTATTTAAAGAAAGATCCGAATGAAGGTAAATGTAAACAATGTAGAAAACCTACAAATTTTGGATCGATAAAAGAAGGATATAGAGATTTTTGTTCTGTTAGTTGTAGTCGTTTATATGCTGAACAAAATGTAAAAGAAAGTGACAAATATACAGTATCATGTAAAATCTGTGATATGGAATTTATTGGTAAAAATAAATTAGAAGCATCACGTTTATTATCACATCATATGTCAAAACATGATTTAACTGCAGAAGAATATTATCGTAAGTATATAATGAAACCTGGTGAAGATGAGTGTTTAACATGTGGTACAAAAACTCGTTATCATGGTCTTTTATCAGGTTATGAAAGTTATTGTCCAAATTGTTCAGTACTTGTAAATAACGCAGGAACATTAGGAAAAGCAGAAACCGAAGCTCGTCGACATAAAGATAAAGTATTAAAAGAACAACAACGTATACAAGATTATTATAAACGTTTATATGCAGATGATGACGTATATGATGTAAAAGAAAAACCACATAATGTAAGTCAATCAATGGGTCCATTAACAAGGAATGCTATAAGAAAAGAAGCAGATAAGTATTATGTAGAAGTAGATACTTGTGATTATAATATGCCTATGGAAACAGAATCAGTATCTATGCAACCTAAACGTAGATATAAAGATACAAATACAGAAGAAAAACCAGGAATCATCCAATGGCTTATAAATAAGATAAGGTAAGTTATGGGCGCAGGAAATGTAATACAAAATGCTATGGATAAGTTGTTTTTAGATAAGTTATCACAAAATAATGTTGATAACGCTAAACAAAATGCACTTATTTTACGAGAAATTAAAGAACAACATGATGATGAACTAATGTATCATTATGTTGATAATGAATTTTATGCTGAATTAATTGAAAAAATTGATGAAATTTCTGACGAACGTAAATTAGCACAAGTAGCTAGTGGTAAACAGTTAGCTGTCATTGAAAATATTTTAGAAGATGATAATCATAATTCATTAGAATCAGCAAAAGAAAATTCAGCATTATTGTCTACATTAAGTCAAAATGCAGTTTCTACTGAAGTTATTGATACTGAAAAAATTCAGACAAATGCATTAGTATCAATAAAAGATGATATTCATAAATCATTAGCTATTCAAGAAAAAGAACAAAGTTTAATAAAGGCTGATAAAGTTAAATCATTAACACAAGTTAAAACTAATACCAAAGCACCAGTAGCATCTACCAAAACTAAAAATGGTAAATTTGACATGAAGATGTTTATGGGCGGATTAGGAAAAATCTTAAAAACATTATTTAATCCTATTGCGTTAGTAACAGCATTCATTATGGAAATTTTGCCATGGGTATTAATTTTTGGTGCTTTATTTATTGGTATGTGGTCAAAATTATCAGCAAAGGTAAAAGCTAAATTAGTTGCCATAGGTTTAGCTATAGTATCTGTTATTGCTTTTATTAAGTTAGGTTCTTCTATTATAATGAATTTTATATTTAAAGGTGCTAGCTTACTATTTAAAACTAAAAGCATATTTAATGCTACTGAACATTCTACAGGAATGTTAACATATATAAAGAAAATGATAATGGATGTTATATCTTTCGTTAAAGATATGGCTATCAAAGCTTTCCAATGGTTAGCTTCTATTATTCAACATGCTTTAGAAATCGCTAAAGTTGCTTTCCAAATAGCTTTATCAATTTCTGTTTATATTCTTATTGCTGTAGCAGTTGTTGCTATAGTATTGATCTTTGCATGTTTGTTATTGATAATGGTTAAACTTATAGGTTGGATTGTTAAAGAAATTATAGGTACAATTAAAGAAATATTCCAAGCTATTATTGATATTTTTGGACCTTATGTTAAAACATTAATGGAAATAATAGTAATGATTGCTATTGGTGTTGCTATGATGGCTTTCTGGCCATATATCATTGTAGGTTTATTAGGTGCAACATTATTTAAACTAATATCAATTGTATTAGATGCCATAGTAACTGTATTACAAAGTATAGCTGATTCTATAGCAAAGTTATTAGTACATATAGTTGAAGCAATGGAACCTTTATTCGCGACTGTAGGTGCAATATTGAAAACTGTTTATACTGTACTTACAGTTCTTATACCAGTCTTTGACTTTTTAACTGAAGTAATTAAACTAATAGTTAAATTAGTCGGTGTAATTTTTGAAGTATTAATTGTTCCATTTAAAGTAGTATTTAAGTTATTAGGAAATCTTCTAAAACATTTGATACCAGTATTTGAAAATTTATATTCAATTTTAAGTCCAGTAATTAATTTAGTAGGTAGTTTATTAGAAGCTGTAGGTACATTACTAGGCGCTATTGGTGAAATTGTAGGTGAAATTCTAGAACCATTAATGGAAGTATTTATGCCATTAGTTTCTGTTATTCGTGCTGTTTTAAAATTTATTTTACTACCATTAAAAATTGTAGTTAGAATATTCAGCGCAATAATGAAAGTAATCGGAAAAATCTTCGATGTGTTTGCTAACTTAGTAGATGCAGTGTTTATGCCAATTGCTGCTGTAATTGATTTCGTTGTAGGTTTAATTGATTCTGTAGTTAAAGTAATTGGTGGTGTGCTTGCAGTATTAATGGCACCATTTAAATGGTTGCTAAGTTTATTTGGTGCACCTGAACCAGAAGAAAAAGAAAAAGAAAAAGAAACTGGTCCAAATAATGCTTTATATACTATGATGGAAACAGAAAAACTAAATGTATTAGAAGAAGGTTTCGAAAGTATAGTTAATGCTATTGGTAAATTGATGACAGTATTAGGATTTACTGCTGTAGTAAGTTTATTTACTCCTAAAAAAGCAGCTAATGCTGATAATGATAATGAATGGAAAGATTTCATGAAATCAGTAAAGCAGAATGTAGAAGATATAAGAGATGTAATTGTCGGTGAAGATAGTGCACCATTTGTATCTAATATGTTTGCAACTAATGAAACTAAAAATAAAAATACTACATCTTATGCTACATTAACTACTACTGATTCTGTAGTACAATCAGAAACAGTTCAACCTGATGTAAATGTAAATGTTGCTGGAAATGATAATAATATGAGTACAAATGTATTTAATAGAATTTTAGATGTATTAAATAAAATTGAAGCTAATACTAAAAATGGTTCTACAAATATTTTAGGAGTTTAGTATGAGCTTATCAATTTATAATCATGATGAAGATTCTTCTAATTTTAAAAATACACCAGTATATGGCTCTTGTAGTTTTTCATTACGTTTTTCACAGAATGGTTTATTTAATAGTCAATTTCAATCAATACATGGAAAAATGATAAATGAAATTCATGGTATCTGTGATGATGTAAATTCTATTTCATATAGTGTTTCATGGGATGATGGACCAGGTGCAGCCTTAGCATCAAAAATTAAAGAATTTACTTCAGCAGAAGCTTTCAAATTATTTAGTGGAAGAGGATATAATTCAAATCCAGCTACAGGTCAATGGACACAGCAATATCCTAAAGAAGGTGCTGGTTTATCTGTTACATTAAAGTTTAGAGCTTATACTGAAGGTAATTTTGCAAATACTACTTCATATTTGACATTAATTCCGTGGTTAACTTATATTACATCACCACTAACAGATTTTAGCATTAGAACTGAATTTACTAATATACAAGAAGCATTAACAAACGCTAAACAAACTGGTGAAACTGTTGGTAATCAATTAAATTCAATGGAAGAAAACGGCCGTTTGAATTGGTCTGTATTAAATGACGTTGCTGGTGTTATGCAAGGAATAGAAAATAGATTAACACAATTGGCAACATCATCACGTTCTCAAGTTACATGCTTGTTACAAGTTGGTGATTATATTAAAATGAACCCAGAAATAGATTGGGTTGTAGAATCTTGGTCATTTATACCTTCAATGCAAATGGTTAAATCATCAAGCAATTCTATAGGTATGCCTTTATATTGTGATTTTGAAGTAACAGTAGCTACTAATACTAAATTATCATCAGATAAATTAAAAAGTATATTAAGATAATTCTAATTACCAAATATACCATGCCAAGTTTGACCAGAATTTATTTGATCTAATTTTACAGCAACATCAAATTCATAATACACATGTGATGTTCCAAACATTTCTTTTGATGGTGTAGCAGTCCATGAAGTTACCATTACAATCAATGGTTTTTTAAATATAAAATTATATAATTCTAGTTTCCATAAACTAGAACCTAAAGATTTATTACCCACACGGCCTTCACCTATAAATTCTGAACCTAAGCCATCTATTTTATTTCCTGCTACATCGAATGCATTTTTAAAAGCATCAGCTTGAGCATCTCTAGGTTCATGAACATATTTACCCATTTCATCATTTACAAGATTTACATAATCTTTAATTAGTTTGGTAACAACATCTTGTTCTAATGCACCGCCTTCTTCCCAAGTACTACTTTCAGAAAAACCTCTAAGAATATTATCGGCATCAAGTTTTAATGAGCTTAAATCAAATATAGTTTGACCCGTCCATTCATTTACAGCCGGAGGAGTAGTGCTACCAAATAATCCGTTGTACTGCGGTATTGCAAATTCTACTTGATCTAATCTATAATTTTTGTCTTTTAATATTTCATCATCATCAATCTTAAATTCTTTAAACTCTATTTTTAATTCATCAATAGCTCTATTTATGTCTAAACGTCTTTGGTCTGTATTTTCTTTAGTACCAGATATACCTAGATATAAATCTGGACG